GAGGACTTCTGATCGCAGCTAGACCAAGACGTTTGTTGGTTCCACCTGCTGGAATGTTTATTGCCACACGGCTTCTTGAGTCAGATCAAAGAGTCGGAACGGCGGATAACGACATCAATGCTGTACGCAGCATGGGTATCGTTCCAGAAGGATATTCGGTCAATCATTATCTGACTGACTCAGATTCCTTCTACATCATTACTGATGTGCCAAATGGCTTGAGACACTTCGAGCGTACTGCTTTAGAAACTTCAATGGACGGTGACTTCGATACGGGTAATGTTCGCTACAAAGCTAGAGAGCGTTATTCTTTCGGTGTTTCTGACCCATTGGGAATCTACGGTTCGCCAGGAGCGTAAGTAATGGGGGAAGGCGACTTGTTTCATTAACATAACAAAATGCCTGTTAATCAATTAGCAGGTCGCTTTCCTTTTTCCTGACTGTCACAATAATGTGGCAGACACTAGCCAAGACAGGAGAAAATAATGGCTAATACGACATTTAATGGCCCAGTTCGATCCGAGGGTGGTTTTGAGCAGATAACTAAAACCGCTGGTACGGGCGCAGTGACCAACAACTTCGATATAGACTCAAGCGGCAATGTATCTGGTTCAGGTACGTTGAAGCTAACCGGAGCGGCTAATATCCTCTCTGATTACGAGTCAATTACGGCGGCAACAAAAACTTTGACTTCAGCCGATACTGGAACCGTTTTTGGTTTCAACAGGGCCGCAGGCATAGTAGTTACCTTACCCACTCCAGCAGCAGGAATTGTTTATAAATTCCTTGTTGAGACAACCTTTACTGGTGCTGGTCAAATTAAAACAGCTACAACCGATGGAACCGATGGGTTTCTTGGAACGGCTTTTTTGTTTGATACTGGTGAAATTGGTGAGACTGATAACTTTCATCCGGCATCTTCTAACGACATCATTGATTTAGGTGCTGTCGAGCAAGGTTGGTTGACTGGTGGATTCATTACGCTAACAGGAGTAAACACAACAACTTGGTTTGTTGAGGCATTCCTGATGGGTGATGGCACACTAGCAACTCCGTTTGTTGATAGTTAATAGTTGATTAACGCTGGGTGGGGCTTCGGCTCCATCCAGTTTTTTAGGAGATAAAAAATGGCTGATGCAGTAACAAGTCAAACCATCCAAGATGGGGCGCGTCATGTCGTAATGAGCTTTACCAACGTGAGTGATGGTACGGGTGAGTCTGCGGTGACAAAGGTGGATGTTTCTGCCCTTGAGTCTGATCCGATGACAGGGGCTGCTTGTGATGGGGTTTCCATAGAATCGGTTACGTTCTCGACATTTGGCATGAGCGTAAAACTTTTGTGGGACGCATCAACTGATGTGTTATGTCTTCATTTACCTGCGGATTATGCAGATACTCTGGATTACAGTAATTTTGGTAGCTTAAAGAATAATTCAGGTTCAGGGAAAACGGGTGATATACAATTTACCACGGTAGGACATTCCAGTGGTGATGCTTATACCGTTACTCTGAAAATGATTAAAAATTATGCGTAGGAGAGAATCATGGCAAAGCTAGAAATCTTTCAAAATGGTACTTCCATGCACCCTGACACTATGGGTAATCCGGTTTACCAGATTGGCAGTAAAAATGCTGATGGTGAGTATGACGTAGTTGTATTTGATGCAATGAGCGAAAAGGAAGCTAAGGCAAAACTTGCAGAGTTACGACCAGTTAAGGTCGTGCCGAAAAAAGCGCCGGAGCCAGAAAAGAAAGAACCAGCGCCAAAAAAGGCAGCGCCGAAAAAAGTAGCCACAAAGAAAAAAGCGGCTCCTAAAAAGAAAGCAACTGCCAAAAAGAAAACGGCTAAGAAGAAGCGTTAATGGCAATTAGTCGGGCGCAAATGGGCAAGCAGATACGCAATGGGTCTGTTACCAGAAGTAACAGAAAAGTATTGACGTTACCGCCTGGGGTTAGAAGAACCCCAAGGACACTTACAAAGTTGATGCGCCAAGCAAGGAGAGATTCATAAATGGCTACTAGCGGAACTTATGCTTTTAACCTTGATTTGAGTGATATTCTTGAAGAAGCCTATGAAATGGCTGGCCTTGAGTTGCGTAGCGGTTATGACTACCGAACAGCAAGGCGTAGCTTGGACTTAATGTTCCTAGAATGGCAGAACAAGGGGTTAAACCTTTGGACTGTGCAGGAAGGCTCTCAGACGCTTACAGCAGGTACTAGCCGTTATGTTCTAACAGGCGATCAGTTAGATGTGATTGAAGCTTCGTTAAGGACTGATGATGGCGATTCCGACAAGCAGACTGATCTGACGATGAGTCGGATTTCGGTCAGTCAGTATTCACATCTGACCAATAAGCTCACTCAGGGCCGACCCATTCAATTTTGGATAGAAAAAGACCCTGGCGCTATCGCCTTGAATGTCTGGCCTGTTCCTGATGATGCGGTGACTTATAAAATCAACTACTACTACATACAGCGGGTTGAGGATACGGGTAGTCCCGCCTCTAACAATGTGGACATTCCAGCAAGGTTTATGCCTTGTATGGCGGCTGGTTTAGCCTATTACATCAGTATTAAAAGGCCAGAAGCCTCAGACCGTGCGCCTTTGCTTAAGCAGGTTTATGACGAGCAGTGGAATTTAGCGGCAGATGCTGACAGGGATAAATCCTCGTTCTACATGGTTCCTGGGGGGTATAGCCGAGTATGAGTAGTTACGCATCAGGAAAAAATGCTTTTGGGTTCTGTGATCGTACAGGATTCAGGTATCCGCTGAAGGATTTGGTTCCGCAGATAGAGAACGGTAAACCGAATGGCTTGTTGGTAGGGCGTGATGTAGTGGATCAGGATCAGCCTCAGTTACAGTTAGGCAGGGTCAGAACCTTAGATCCACAGGCTTTAAGAGACCCAAGGCCTGATACAGGACAAGCTGAAAGCAGGAGGATGTACGCTTTTGACCCGATAGGGGGAGGCAATACAGCTTTAGGCGGTCGTACTGTGGGATTAGATATGACTGCTGAACTAGGTGAAATTACAGTGAGTACCAACTGATGGCCTGGACACTAACAACGCTTAAAAGCACCATTCAGGATTATTTGCAAAATACAGAAACCACTTTTGTTAATGATCTTTCTACGATTATTATTCAGGCTGAGAGCAGAATAATAAATTCTGTCCAGCTGCCTAATTTCAGAAAGAACCAAACAGGAACCCTGACAAGCGGAAACGCTTATCTGGCAACGCCTACAGACTATTTGTATCCTTATTCCCTAGCAGTGATTGATGGCGACAGCAACTACAGCTATTTGGTCAACAAGGATGTGAACTTTATAAGAGAAGCTTATCCGGTTTCTGCAACAACCGGCCTACCCAAATATTATTCCCAGTTTGATGATGATTTCTTTCTGGTTGGGCCTACCCCAAATTCAGGTTATAGCGTTGAACTGCATTATTTTTATTTTCCTCAGTCAATTACTGCAAGTGCAAGTGGGACTTCCTGGTTGGGAACGAATGCATCAGAAGCTCTTTTGTATGCTTCGTTATGTGAGTCTTACACCTTTTATGAAGGGTGAGCCAGACATTATGGCGGCTTATGAGGCGAGACTTAAAGAGGCTTTGGCTAAATTGACGGCGGAAGCTGATGGATATAATCGAAAGGATGCTTATAGAGGTGGACAAAGAAGAGTAAATGTCTAGTTTATCTTCAACTCAGAGTGTTGAAGGTAAGAGTGTAGCTATCGTTGCTATGGGGCAAAGCCAGCTAGATTTTCATTTGTCTCAAACTCACAGCGTAGCTTTTGATGAGGTATGGGCGATAAATGCAATGGTAGGGATTATCCCTGAGATAGACAGAGCTTTTATTTTAGACCCGATGAGCAGGTTCTTGGATACAGAAGATGCTGGAACTATGACTGAAATGATGAGAAAAAAGTTGCCTGAAGCTAATTACCCTATCTTCTCCTGCGAGATTGATGAGAGGGTTCCTGCTGTTCAGGAGTATCCGATAGAAGAGGTGGTTACTTATAATAGAAGTGCTTATTTGAATAATACGGTAGCTTACGCTATGGCTTATGCGTTATGGCAAAAGGTCGGTCAAGTATCTTTATTCGGGGTTGATTTTACCTATAAATCAAATATGCATTTTGCTGAAGCAGGAAGAGGTTGCGTGGAGTTTTGGATATCAAAGTGTATTAGCCAGGGCATGAGCGTAGGAATAGCGCCAAGATCAACGCTTTTGGACACAAATATACCTACATCAGAAAAGCTGTATGGCTATCACAGATTAGAGAACCCAAAAGTGCCTTACAGGGATGACGATGGGGAAGTAGCTATATGCAATTTTTCTGAGTTAACAGAATCTGAGAATATTAAGCCAGTAGGGATGATTGGAAGAAAAGACTTAACACCAGCAGAGCCAAGTAAATACTAATGCAAACAGATAAATTTGAAATATCAATCGGGGACTTAGGCGTTCAAACCACGCATAAGAGGGGTCACACTGTTGAAGAAGTAGCTGAAATGGCTACAAATAAGATACTTTCTATTAGTGAAACCCTTGATCCTATGGTAAAAGCTCAGGCTTATGCTTTTAGAGACAGGTGCAAAATGGTAATTGCTTTTTATATACAAGAAGGGATTAACAACAATCTTTGCACAATTTTTAATCAATTAGAGCAGCAGGGACATTCTGATCTTGCTCAAATAATAAGGAGATTGTAATGGCGATTACTCAGGCTATGTGTACTTCGTTTAAGAAAGAGTTGTTGGAGGGGGTTCACAATTTTAAGAACTCTGGTGGCAATACTTTTAGACTCGCGCTTTACACTAGCTCGGCTACCATGTCTGCTTCTACTACGGCTTATTCTACGAGCCAAGAAGCGAGTGGAACGAACTACACCGCAAAAGGCGATTCTTTAACTCGCGTTGATCCTACTACTTCTGGGACAACAGCCTTTACAGATTTTGCAGATTTGACTTTTGGTACAGCCACCATAACGGCGAGAGGCTGCATGATTTTTAATGATTCTGCTTCTGGAGATCCAGCAGTAGCGGTTTTTGATTTTGGAGGAGATAAAACAAGTACAGCAGGAAGTTTTACTATTACATTTCCTACAGCGGATGCTTCAAACGCGGTTATTAGAATAGCGTAAGGGAGCTATGAGTGGCTACAGGTTGGGGTAGAGATACTTGGGGCGATGGCCCTTGGGGAGCAACGGCAGTAAGCGTAAGCTTGAGCGGTGTTGCCGGTACTTCAGCTTTAGGAGATGAGTCTTCTGTTACAGGTGATTGTAATTTAACAGAGACAGGACTTGCAGGAACAGGAGCAGTAGGGACTATAGTTGCTGCTGGTTTTGCGATTACAGGAGTTAGCGGAACAGCTTCTACAATCGGTTTAGGTGATGAGACTGTAACTTGTGACGCGAATGTGTATCCTACAAATGTTGTAGGAACAACTGCATTAGGAGGTGTTTCACTAGTAACAGATAACATTATTTCGGTTACGATGGACGCAGCAACCGGAGTGATTAACTCTGTAAGTACAACTTCAGATGGAAATGTGGCTGTTACTGGGATTTTAGGAACGGGAGAAATTACTAACTTATTGGTTTGGTCTGATATAAAGCCGGGTCAATCTACGACTTACGGCGAAGTAGATCCAAATCAATCTACGACTTATAGTGATGTCTCTACTTCTCAATCTCCAAACTGGGAAAACATAGCTGCTTAAAGTAAATAGGAAAGAACATGGCAAGTACATATGTAAATGACCTTAGACTCAACGAGATGGCTACCGGAGATGGCTCCGGAACTTGGGGTACAACGACCAACACCAATCTGGAGTTAATAGGCGAAGCACTGGGTTACGGAACCGAGGGCATAACCACAAATGCAGATACGCATACGACTACAGTAGCGGACGGTGCAACTGACCCTGGTAGAGCCATGTATATTAAATACACAGGCACACTGGATTCGGCTTGTACTATTACGATTGCTCCAAACACTGTTAATAGAATGCATTTTATTGAGAACGCAACTAGCGGTTCTCAAAACATAGTTATTTCTCAAGGCTCTGGAGCCAATATCACGATACCTGCGGGTGACGTGAAAGCCGTTTACTTAGACGGAGCAGGAAGTGGAGCAGCAGTAGTTGACGCTTTTGCAAGCCTCAATGTTGTAGACCTCAAGGTACAAGACGACTTAACAGTAACTGATGATTTAACTGTAAACGGTGATATAGACCTTGCCGGTTCTATAGACGTAGATGGAACAGCTAACCTGGATGTCGTTGACATCGACGGCGCTGTAGACATGGCAAGCACTCTTGCAGTTGCAGGAGTCCTAACAGGCGCTTCACTAGACATATCAGGCGACATCGACATAGATGGTACAAGTAACCTAGATGTAGTAGACATTGACGGCGCTGTAGATATGGCAACCACACTAACACTAGCTGGTAATGCTGATTTCAATGGTGATCTTGATGTTGATGGCACTACTAACCTG